CATCCAACTCGGTTGCAAAAACCACACTTGCTGGCCAAGTAACCCTCTCAGTCCAGGACATCGACTTCACTTCACCTGCAGCAATGCAATTGATCTTGAATGACCTCATGGGCGAATACATGATCGCTTCAGACAACAAAGCAGCAGACGACTTGCTCACCGCAGCAACATCATCTGGTGTTTGGGACGGAACCGTTGCAGACTTGCTCAAGTCGGTATACGACTCCGCAGTAGACATTTCAAATGGTCGCAACTGGACACCAACCCACATGTTCGTCAGCCCAGACGTATGGGGTCAACTCGGACAACTTGCCGACACAACTGGCCGTCCAGTATTCCCATTCATCGGCGCAGGCCTCACCGGTCAGAACGCACTTGGCAACGCAACAGCATCATCATGGAACGGCAACCCACTCGGCTTGCAGTTGGTAGTTGACAGCAACTTCGCTGCCAAGACCATGATCATCACCCGTGTTGGTCAAGGCCAAGGCGATGCTTACGAGTTCTACGAATCAATCCGTGGCCTCATGTCATTGGAAAACCCATCAACCTTGGGTCGCAACATGAGCTTCCATGGCTACGTGTCCACGTTCGCCGCGATCTCTGGAATGATCCGCAAGATCACCCAGGCTTAGTCGAGAGCGGGCTAACCGCTCATGGCTACATACACAGTTACTAACAAGTACCTGATTGACAACTTTGCCGTACTGCAACTCCTAACCCCATCGGAGATTGCAGTCGGCAGTTCAATCACGGTCGCTGGAGTAGACGCAACATTCAACGGCACATTTACTGTGCGCGCATTGCCACAGTATTTGTTCGTTGGCATTGACGATCAGGGCGACCTGCTTTATGACTACCAGGTCCCTATTGCCGATCAGGTGCTCTACGCCAAAACCGCTGACGATGTTCAGCGTGTCGCCGCGTCTGGAACTGTTGCCAATGACCCTGTCTGCACATGGGTGACCGCCGCGCAAGTCATGTCGTATATCGGCATCACGATTGTTAACCCATCAGATGATTACACGTTGCTCACCCAATCGGTATCAGCTGGTAATCAGTTCTGTTTCCGCAGGCGTCAGGAATCGGGCTATATCGACTCGCTAAGCGTCTCACCGGGTGGAGATGTCACATTGGGCACTTTGATGTATTGCGCCGCTCTATGGCGCTCCAGAGGGTCAATAGAGGCAACCTACGCCACGTTTGATGGCATGGGTTCAGCCCCACAGCAAAGCCTGACCCCGATCGTCAAACAGTTGCTTGGCATTCCCCGTCCAGCGGTTGCCTAATGGCTTACACGGACATTCTTAATGAGGCGCTAGACGATCTCACAGCCACGCTCACAGCCGTTACAGGGCTCCGTGTAGTAAACGACCCCACAAAGATTGTCCCTAACTGTGTGTACCTAGAAGCGCCATCCTTTACGGCAACGACCAACGCAGGAAACGTCTTGCGTGTTGAGTTTCCGATCAGGGTTGTTGGCTCAGGCCCGGCAGGGTTGCAAGTTTTGCGTTCAATTATGGCAATCGTTTCAAGCGTTATCGGCTCGACAATTGTTGTAACAGCAGGCAGGCCGTCCAGCCTTGAGATCGGTGGCGCGTTGTATCCGTGCTACGACCTGGACTGTGCGCTCGCAGCGGTCGCATAATCCACACAAACAACCCAGCAATATGGCAAACTAAAACAAGAACTAAGGAGCATCATGGCAACGACAACATTTCTTTCCAACGCAACTATTAACGTGACAGGCTCGAGCGGAGCCGTTGATCTCAGCGATCAGGGAACAAGCTGCAGTATTCTTACTGGTCGCCGATCTTTGCCAGCAACGGCCTTTGGAGATCCAGGCGAAAAACAAACTCCTGGCTTGAAATTTTGGGAATGCACAATTGAATTGTACCTTTCCTACGGTGCGGGCGAAGTTGAAGCAACGCTTTATGACCTGCTTAACAACGGTTCATTTACGATGACTGTTTCCCCATCTGGCACTACCGAGTCCGCAAGTAACCCAGAGTATGTTTTAAGTGACGGGTTCTTAGAATCCTTTACGCCGATCAACTCATCCGTGGGTGAACTTGCAATGGTGACATTTTCGGCAACAGGTGGAAACTGGACGCGCGACATAGTTAACCCGTAATCAACGGCTCCAAGCCGACATAGGAGAAACATGAAAATCAAACTTGAATTAAAGCGTTCGGACGACAGCGCCCCAGAATATTATTTTACGAACCTTTTTGTGCTTACAGAATGGGAACGTCTGACACGTAGAGCGCCGAAAGACATCGTGGAACGGGCACTCACCTCAGATTGGGCTTGCATGATGCATGTCATTTTGAAACTTAGGGGCGAACAGGTTGGTGATGACTGGCGCGAATGGCTGAAACAAAATCAGGAATATTACATTGCCCCAGCAAACGATCTGGTTGATACAAACCCCACCGTCGCGGCACCTACCGCCGCCAGTTAGCCGAACTTTTGGTTGCGGTCGGTTGGTGGCCGCCTACTATCCCGTTTGACTCACAAGACCTGGCCACGGTCATTACTGTGTTAAATGAGCAAAACAAACGGAGCAAATAAATGAGCGGAGTGAACACAACTATTGAGATCGCTGGCCTTAAAGACGCTTTGAAAACGCTCAACAAAATAGACAAGAAACTGCGCGTTGAAATTACTCGCGACTATCGAAGCATTGTCAAGCCTGTCATTACTGACGCCAACAGTCTTATCCCGTCAGGCGTCCCGTTGTCTGGTATGGCGCGCAACTGGACAACCAAATCAGGTTTCAAAATGCTCCCATGGGAACCAGGCCACAAACAGAAGATCGCCGCCAAAATCAACACGCGCGCTATTCGAGAGTATGCCGGACGCACCACCAATGTCGGCACGTTCAGCATTGTTTATCAGTCCGCTACTGGCACGATGTTTGACATGTCTTCGCAGGGGCGTCTTGGTGCAGCGCTAACAGCACGCTATGGCAGTCGTTCGCGAGTAATGTGGAAAGCATGGCAACAGAACGAGAGCACAGTCAATGCTCAAATGGAGCAACTCGTCAAACGTGTCATGGATTTAACGAATAAGGAGTTGATGTAATGGCTGTTGTTATACCCATCGTCTCCGAGTTTGACGGCAAAGGAATCTCGAAGGCAATCAAACAGTTCAAGCAACTGGAAACCAACGGCGAGAAGGCTCAGTTTGCTATTAAGAAAGCGGCGGTTCCTGCAGCTGCCGCGCTGACTGGTTTGGCTGTTGCGCTTGGTAGTGCGACACAGGCCGCTATGGAAGACCAGCAAGAGCAGGCCGCGCTTGCGTTAACCCTCCAAAATGTGACTGGCGCTGGCGCCGCGCAAACTAAACAGATTGAGGAACAGATTAGCGCTATGAGTCGCGCGTCTGGAATTGCTGATACTGATTATCGCAAGAGCCTTGAAGCGTTAGTCCGTGGCACCAAAGACGTTGATATTGCTATGCGCGACATGAACCTTGTTATGGACATTTCTACAGCGCTCCAGATGGACAGCGCCACCGTCGCCGACGCACTCGCCAAGGCGTACCAGGGCAACTTCAAAGCGCTTCGATCATTGACGCCAGAGATGGCCACCATGATCAAAGAGGGTGCAACCCTTGACGAAGTTATGAACGTGCTTGGCGGAACCTTTGGCGGTGCAGTAGCAAAGAACGCTGAAACCGCTGCAGGCAAAATGGCAATCTTCAAAAACTCGGTCGCAGAAACCAAAGAGTCAATAGGTGCTGCATTGCTTCCAGCGTTTGAAGCGGTACTTCCATATATGCAACGCTTCGCTGATTGGGCTGCAACGAATCCCCAACTGTTCAAAAACATTGCATTGGCAATTGGCGCTATTGCTGGAGCAACCGTGGCGTTAAATATTGCGTTAGCAACTAACCCGTTTGTTTTGGCAACGGCCGCGGTTTGGCATTGGCGTTTAACAAATTGGTAGACGCCATGAGTTCAATTAACCGAATTGGCGGACTCGCTGCAAAAATTCTCGGCGGTCTTGCCATGCCAGTTGTTGGGTTGGCTGGGAACATTCTTGGCGGTCTTGGAGACCTCAGCAAGATCGGTCAGTCTGCAGTTGGTGCAGCAAACGGAATGAACATTCCTCGAATGGCTGACGGTGGAATTGTTACCAGCCCTACCTTGGCGCTTATTGGTGAAGCAGGCCCAGAAGCAGTTGTGCCTCTTGGCAAAGGTGGTGGCATGGGTGGCATCACGATCAACATTTCAGGCGGACTAGGAACATCCACCGACATCGCTAACGCCGTCTATGAAAACCTGCGTTTCTACAATCAGAACGTGGGCCCACTACGAATTAGAACCGCATAACAATGCCAGCAACCATCCCGAACTGTGGAACATACACCGTTGAGGCTTACGCTACGGGCGCACCTGCAGCCAACGCATTCAAGTTGGATTTCTCGGCGCTAGACTCCACAGCTGTGCTCGGTGGCGCGGTCTGGTAT